GGTGGTGGGGTAGGCACGTGCCACGCAGCAGCACTGATGGCCTCTGCGATGGGAGCACGGACCTTGTCTTGGAGGCTCTTGGACTTGGCGGCGTACTCACGCAACTTGGGATTGCGTGCGAGAACGGGGGCCATCTGCTCCTCGGTCATCATGTCGTAGAAGATGGATGGTGGGGGGATGCCCACACAGGGCGAGTCGGTGGGAACAGCGTCGGGCTCTTCCGTGGACGGCTCGATGACAGAGTCACCGCTTACGTGCTGCTTGCGGTGGAAGGACTCGTCCTTGTCAGGAGTACCGTCGATACCGAGTCCGCTGCTGCCACGACGAGGAGTGGTACTGCGCTTGGGCTTCTCCTCGTGGGGGGACAGGATGCGGGCCAGGTCATGGACGAGTTGGCTGATGGCAAAGATGTGGTCCTCGTTGGTGCGACACTTGGAGAGGATGTTAGGCCACGCTTGGACGGCGAGGTCGTAGGCAGACTTGAACTGCTTGGGGAACGGGATGCGCTGGTCGGGGGCTGCGTTGAGGTTCCATGCGAGGGCCATGCAGAAGCGACGCAGTTCCGATCGGTACTTGCTCTTGACCTTGACGGCCGATGCGACTTCATCCGTGGGGGGAAGGAGCACGGAGTCTTGGGCTTCGAAGATGGAGTGCCAGCCCGGCCACTGAGTCAGGATCTTGTTGCGGATGTCACGGACACAGGCCGCGTACCAGATGTCGAGCATGCAGTCTGCATGGACTGAGCGTGGGTCAGTGATGTTGCTACTGTTGGGTGGCAAGTTGGTGGACTTGAGTGCGTCGGCTACGAACATAAGACCGTCGTAGCCGATGTTGAGGCATGCGTTGTCACGCTCCATGGACTCGAGGCCATAGCCGGTGATGGCATCGGCCAAGGTGTAGATGTCGGGGACGTGGTCAAGCATGCGGTCAGAGATGAGACTGCCCGGGATATAGATGCCGGGTCCTTGGTCGGTCATTGGGTCATACGGTGCGTTGGGGTTATCCCAGATGTCGCCGTGTCGATAGGCATTGATGAAGTTGTTGACGATGTCAATCTTCTCGCCAGCATTGGGCTGTCGCCTCCAGTCTGCCACGTAACGATCCATGTGGCCGGCGAAGGCGTCGATGGCGGATGTAATGGAGAGACGCTCGATGGTGTCGAGGTACACGTAGTGGACACGGATGGGGCGGGAGGCCCAGAGAGACCAGATCTTGTTGGTGATCTCACTCGTGCGGTTGAGGAGGTTGCGCTTGGCAACCCCCTCGTCGGTGTCGAACCAACCACTGGTGTCGATGTCGAAGTTGTCGAGGATGCGTTGAAACATTAGAAGGGCTCCGTGTTGGTGGTGGTGACGGTGTCAGAGACGAGGCCGGGGAACTTGCCGGCGAGGAGAGTGGCCATCGCTGCGCGCTTCGAGTGGTCCTCGATCTTGGACAGGATGGTATAGCGCAGGGATTGCTGGCCGTACTTGGCAATGTCGGAAGCGGCGGCAAGCAGTTCGCGGGTGGAGATGGGCTCGTGCGTGGAGTTCTTGCCACGAGTGTTGGAGGCGATGTGAGCGAGAGCAATGCACGAGTCGATGTCAAGAGTGGTACGACGCTGGAGCAGCATGGCCTCCTTGGGGGTGGGCAGGTAGGTGACTTCGACGACACGAGAGAAACGGTCGCGGAGGGCCAGGTCAACGGGCGAGGCACCGAGATACTTGGCACCCATGTTGGTGGTGGCAACGAACGTGGTGTTGGGTCCGACGCGTACGGCAGCGCCGCGTTCCTCGATCCACGAGGCACGACGGTGGTCGAGCAGAGGCATGAGACCGTTGAGCACGGAGGCAGGTGCGCGGTTGAGTTCGTCGAGGACAACGACGCAGTTGCCGGAGGTGACGGCGCGCACGAACTCGGTGTCCTGCCAACGGATGCTGCCGTTGTGCACGGTGCGGAAGCCGAACCAATCTCGTGGCTCACGGATCACGGAGCAGTCCATGATGAGCAGGCGCTTGTTGGTTTCCTGAGCGAGCCACTGACCGATGGAGGTCTTGCCGCAACCAGCGGGACCGATGAGGCGCAGGTTCTCGATGCCGGTGGAGGTGCCGATGGACATGAGGAACGACTTGAGGTTGTCGTCGAGCTCGAGGTCGATGCGCTCCGTGGGGGTGGCAGGCGTGGTCCCGGTGACGGAGATGCCGTCGGGGCTGGTGGCGAACAGACCGTCGTCGAAGGCGGGCTTGTGGGTCTCGGGCTCAATAGTGGGGGGCATGGTGTCCTTCCTTGTGGTGATGGGTGTTGCTGCCTTGACAGCGTTGATGCGAGCGAGGATTGCGGCGCGTGCGGTGGGCGAGATGTTCACTTGGTGGTCTCCTTGGTGGCGTGGTTCTTCATGAGTTCGAGGACTTCAGTGAGGAGTGTGCGGACGAGTTCGTACTTCTTGTCAACGGCCATGATCATTTCGGATTGGTTCTCGAAGAGTTTGTGAGTGGTGTCGATGATGAGGTTGTGTCTCTTCTCGAGTTCGAGAAGACGGGACATGATGGGGTCAGACATGGGGTTCCTTAGTTGAAGGGATTGATCTTCCGGAGCTTGGAGAGTTTGAGAACGGGTGACTTGAGTGCAAGAGCCATGAGTTTCATCTCGCCCTTGAGGTCACGAAGGGCTGCAGTCTTGGCTGACTTAGTGTGCCAGTCATGGGCGAAGGCTGTGCCCAATGGTCCTCGACCGAGTTCCGTGAAGTTAACGATCTTGTTCTTGCCGTTGTAGTACACCTCGTACAAGACGAGGCACTCTCCTTCCTCCGTGTCAACGACACGGTAGTTCCAGTGTGTCCAGATCAGATGATCAGTGGTGTGTTTTGCAACCTTGGACATGGGGCTCCTTAGAATGGGTACTTGTGGTCAGAGGGCAGATCGTTGAAGTCGTCCGGGTAGGGCGAGTCCTTGTAGTGGGGGTCCCAAGTGGGGGACTGGGGCTTGAGGTGGGCAGCGGGGTTGGGGTTGAAGCCCATCTCTTTGAGGACTTCGGGCATGAGTTTGCCGTTGATGGAGACGTCGGACTCTTGGGCGTTCTTGGGCAGGCAGACGACGAGTCCGACACGGTCGGGCTGGTCAGGGAGTGAGATGGGACCGAGGTCGTCTTGGTCCTTGAGGATGGTGGTACCGCGCATGGCAGCGGACATCATGAGTTTCATGCACAGGAGGTCGAAGAGTTCGACCCAGACGCGTTCGGGGGTGGAGTGGTCGGGTGATTGCTGGGTGAGGATCTCGTGCTGAGCGCCAGCCTTGGAACCGAAGGGCGTGGTGGCGAAGCATTCGTAGTCACATGCTTCGACGCGATCTGCGACGACGTTGTTGCCGCGTGTGCGAGTGCGGGAGACGGCGATGACCGTGCCGTCCCCCGCTGCGGTGCTGATGGTGATGGAATGGACGAGTGGGTTGGACATTAGATGATCTCCGAAGAGTGGCGAGAAGCAGGCCCGACCCACGATGAGTCGAGCAACTGCGGGTGCGAGTCACAGCGGCGATAGCGGCGATAGGAACCAGAGCGGCGACGGAAGTCAGGGTCACCGGAGGTGGGGAGGAACGGATTGGCGTTGCGGTCCCGGACACGTGGGGGGAGATTGGATGCGTCGATGTCGCCTGCATTGAAGCGACCGAAGAACGCAGCCATGGAGCGGGACAGCGTGTCGTCCTGCTGGATGAAGGCCAGAGCCGTGCGGTGGCCAAGACGCTGGATAAGCAGCGTGTTAGCGGAGCGACGGGTGGCGTGGTTGAGGGAACGGAGGCGCTCGGCGTGTGTCGAGTCGCAGGTGCGGAGCGAGAAGTTGGGCGTGTCGCAACCGTCGGGGTCGACGGCTGGCACAGCGTTGTTGGGGTCGACGAGTTCCATACGGCCGGACTCGAGACGGATGGGGATGTTACCGAGCGAAAGCGTGTTACCGGCAATGTCGGACTGGCGGATGTCGTTGATTCGATAGAAGGACATGGCGAGTTCTCCTTGTGGTGGTAATGGGGGTGGGCACAGGTACCCACCCCCATTGCGGGTCAGATGAGTTGGCGGTCTTCATCGGGCGAGGACTGCTGATCGTTGATGCTGAGCTTGGAGGGCTGAGCAGCAGCGTCAGTGGCTGAGTCATGGCGCTGAGCACGAGCGACGTGCTGGATCAGGTCCATGTCAGCGGGCTTGAGCGACTTGATGGAGTTGCGCGGTGCATAGCCAGCGGACTCCTCGATGGCAACGGTGATCTGGAAGCAGATGCCCTCGCTGCTGGCCTTGTTCAGTTCAGCAGCGAACGAACGAGCAGTCAGGTCGAAGTCGGGTGCGAGGGTCAGGCCGAGGGCGTTGATGTACTGCTCGTAGCGGAAGAACACCTTGGGGTTCTTCTCGATGTCGGGCAGCAGATCCCACAACTTGACGGTGCGGCCGGAGTCCAAGATGACGTCGAGTTCGACGTTGATGTTGGTGGCCGTAGCGTCCTTCTTGCCAGCCTTGCAGGTGGCGAGGGTCAGCATGGCGGGGTAGTTACCGGGAACGATGAGCAGAGTCTTCTGAGCGTCAGCGAGTTTCATGGCGAGTGATTCCTATGTAGGAGGTTTGAGTGAACAGTGGAGCAACCAACACGGCTGCCCCTGCGCGCAGCCCAACGCCCTTTTGGGTCGAGTGGACTGAGCAACAAAGAGAAATTTATTACGCCCCCCCGGGCGGGCCGTCCGGCTGCCCGGGGGGGAGTGCACAAGGAGTCAAGAAGTTCTCTTGCTGTTGGCACGCTTAAGAGCCCACTTGCGAAGAGATGTGTGTTCGTAGTTGGGACCAACGTGCAAGCCCATGTAGGGTGTGCACCGGCTATGACCACCCTCAACAACAGCAAAGGGACGCAACCAGTATTCTGGTTCATTGTCAGGCTTCACCCACACCATGACGTGAATTGCGCCTTGGTGGTCCGTGAAGATGTGGACACGAGCAGGAATGTTCTCCGAGTACGTATCACAGTTTTGTTGCCAACTCATTGGTCGTCCTCCGGAAGATGGATACCCATCTCCTTGCGATTACTGGCTTCGTGGATGGAAGTCGTGACTGCAAGCCAGATGCAGCCAAGAAGAAGAAAGAGAAGAACAGCAATAACAGTAGTGAACATGAGTCGAGTCTCCTTGAAAGAGGAAGGGAAGCGAAGTCCCTCCGGCGTCAGCGAAGCGCGCCGGAGGGACGTAGCGGTCACGCTTCAGTCATTCTCCACGCCGAGGGCGGGGAAGGTTTCTTCCCAGCCCGAGGGGCAGATGCCTGAGATGAGGAACTCACGCTCGGAGGCGGACATGAAGCGCAGGGCGCACTGGGCCGTGGTGCCGAGATCCCACAGGCGCAGACCCGTGAACAACAGGTTCTGCGAGTAGGCATCGGTGCACCACGCCTTGCCGGTGATGATGCAAATGCCTTCCACGCGGTACATCGGCTCGCCCGGCTCGTTAAGCACAGGCGTGAGCCACTGGTTGTTGCGGAGTGCGGCTCGGGCACGGCTGATCGCCGAGGGCAGCACAACACCGAGGGTGAGCAGTTCGGCGTCTGAGAGGCTGGCCAGTGCGTCGCTGATTTCGTTGCGAAGTTCGTCGGACATGTGAGTGATTCCTTATGCAAAGATGAAGTAAGAAGCGGGGTTGGGCTACACACCCAACCCCGCACACCAACCAACGGGCCCTTTCCCTTTTCAGAAGGGCACGTTCTCTGGGTCGAGGAGGCCGATGTAGGCACTAAGCCCATCTGCAGTCTTGCCTGCCGCATCCATGGCATCCATGTTCCTCTTGTGGAACTCAGCATTGTCTGTGCTGTGGATGAGGTGGTTGATTGCATTACGCAGACCACGAAGAGCATCAGCCAGGAACAGACGACGACCAACCTCAATTGGGTCAGTCTTGCTCAGCCTGTATGAACCGATGCACAGTTCAGCCGAGTACTTGTAGAACGCATTCCTCACCTCGCGGAAGGTGTCGTATGACTCGTCCGACAGGCAGTTGGTCTCGTCCTCGAACTTGAAGGTCCCGTCCTTCATGGCATAGAGGTGCGGGTACATGGGCAGGTTACCGATCACGTTTGCGTTCTTGAGGTTGTACACGGTAGTGTCTCCTGTGTCAGGTGTGTAGGGTCTGGTGTAGATATACGTATCTACTAAAGCCGCCCCTCCCCGCGGCACAAAGCCCTTTTTGGATGAGTGAATTAGATGGGTGGAGTCTTCCACTAACCGGGCCGAAGGCCCTTCACTGGGACATACTTACAAAAAAAGACCCGGATGAGGCGAACCCCATCCGGGCCTGAGAAACCAACGAAACGACGATCAGAAACCAGCGCCAGCCGCATCCGCAGCCGGAGCAGCAGCCGGAGCCGCCGCCGCAGTGGTGTCCGAACGGCCAGCGAACCGAGCAGCCACGGGCACGTCCATGCCCATCAAGCGAGCGAACTGCTTGAGGGACTGCCCACCGATCGCCACGAACGTACCGGGCTTGCCATCGGTACCGACGAACGACTCGAAGCCGACCGGGGTCAGCATCTCCTTCGTGCCCTCCGGGGTCTTCACGATGCTCGGAAGCACCAGCGAAACCTTCGGGTCACCGTCGGAATTCTTACCGAGAACGATACGGAAAGTGATGTCCATTTGAGGACTCCTTATGCAAAGGGGTCAGCATCCAATGCAACACGCAAAGGAACAACCAACCCCGACCATGCCCGGGGCGATGCCCTTTTCAATGGCTCACGGTTATAGGTCCTGCCCCAGGTGCTGTAGCGGTACAGCCTTCCGGCGGGTGCCCGAGGTCCTCCTCGGTAGCGCGCCAGCGCTAGTGGCACTCGGCCCCTGCGGTTGCACTCACTTCTTGGAAGAAAGGGTACACCCGTCCCAAAATTTCCCTCCGCGTTCCGACCACACCGACCATGTCTCCAGAAAACCGTACACCCTATAGCCCAATCACTTGCTAGTTTTTCTATTTACCTGGTCTCCCTGGTCAGAAGAGTATAAGTAAGGGAAATACAAGCACTTAACCTAGACCACACCACGTGGTCAGATGTGGTCGGACGTGGTCACCCCTCCTTAACCACCAGCCCCCTGACGCCCCTAATGCGCTCGTCGCCCAATCGACCCCTAACAAGCTTCCATGTACTCTCCTCAACCATCCTATGAACGAGCTGAGCCTGCGACACCTCCTCCCGATACCCCACTCGAGCCTTCCATTGCTTCCAGATCCCCCACAGATTGGTCGTACTGACGAATCCCCCCTCGCTTTCCACGAAATGGGACTCCAAGAAGTCCTGCACGGGGTTGTTCAGGGACTGGAAACGCCCCACAACTTCCTCTGCCGCCGTTGGAACTGGCCACAACTGACCCGAATCGGTCTCTTCAAGCAGCTCCTTAGCTCCCTGCAGCGCCCACGCCGCAATACCCGCAGTCTCCCCCGCCAACTTTGAAGCCAACTGCAGGTCCTCCCTACCCAAGAAGCTATTGGTAAACGGCAGAACCAGCATCTTGCTGGCCAAACCCTGCCCCTTATTGGGCAACTTGGGGATCTCGTTGCTCTGCACCACCAAGAAACCCGGTATCACCACATCCCGGATGGGCTCCATGTACTTCCTATCAATGCTTACGGGGTCCCCACCCACGATGTTTTTCAGTGACGCAACCGCCAATTCACTTTCCCTGGAGTTCAACGCCCCAAATTCACTTACGCTCAGCACCCTGGCCGCCTCCGCACCCCACAACCCGAACTGACTAGCCAACTGAGCCATGCTCAGACCCCTGAAACCATCGCCCATCAGGTTCTTCACGACCCGCATGATCGTTCCCTTGCCGCCACGGACCCGTCCCTGCATCAGAAGCCACCGCTGCCACCGTCTCCCGGGCATCAACATCGCCCCCATAGCCCTCTGCAGCAAACTCTTCCACTTCTCATCGCCACCACTCCACTGTTCCAAGCACGCCATCCACGTTGGACACACCGCTGTCGGGTCCCACGCGCACCCCACAACCACCGGCTCAAAGAACAGCTCGTCCCTGACCACCGTCTTGCCCGTCAGCACATCCACAACCACATCCTCAAACGCCACGCACCGCTCGAGTTCCGGCGTATCGACCACATTGCCCAGCCACGCCGGCGCATAGCTCTGCTTCAACCGGATCAACGCCCTCAACGCCTGCTGCACGTTCATCACAGTCTGACTTGTGGGTCCCAACCGCCTTGTGTTGATGCCCGTAGGCGTCGGCGTCTGGATATGCGCATCTTCCATCGCCAACCACAGCGCCTCTTCCAACCACCGCTCATCCCTTCTTACCCACTTACCCGCGTACCACTCCCACGGCTCGCCTCGCCACTCCCAAATACCCATGCGCCCTTGCGGTGTCGTCCACCTCGCCCTCAAAATAGCCCTAGCAATTGCCATGGGCTCTGCACTGTTCAGCGGGTTCCGTTGCGTCAAGACTTTCATCGCGTATCCTCCTGTTGTTCAGCCCCTAAGGAGCCCAAATGTCTAACTATTCCAATCCACTGTTCGACTGGACTAACCGAAACGCCAATCCAAACCGCTTTGCGCAGCAGTCAAGCAAGTTTGACCCCATGGCAAACATGCCTGGCTTTGGCGTTCTTCAGAATCCTGCTAGTTCAAATACGGGCTCTACGACGTCGGGCTCGGGCAGTGGAGTCGGAGCTGCAAGTGGGGCTGGCGCTGTGACCAGCAAGCAGAACATTACACCAAACGCCGGTGGAGGTCAACCCGCTTCGCCGACAAACACGCAAAATCCCAATGGATACGCAGCTTCCACCAGCGGCTCCGGCCCTACCCCTCGACAGGTCACCATTGTTGACGTGCAGAGCGCGAACACCATTGCCGGTCTGATCAATCTTTCCAACTCCGTGGACACCATGGCGGACAGCGCCACAAAGAGCCACCTGCAGGACATCATCAAGGACAAGATCTACGAGATGCGCCGAGCAGAAAAGTTTGATGCTGACCGCAACTTCAAGGAGACGCAGCGGAAGGACTGGGCTGAGAAGCGCACCCGCCAAGAAATGCAGCGCGACTATCCCCAGTGGGTCGACTGGATGAAGATGCACAATGACAACCCGCGAACCGACCTGACTTACCAAGCCTACGAAGAGGCCATGAAGGATTCTGGTGAAGTCGAAAAATTCCGTGCCCACCTGCGTCTGAAGTCCTTCAAGTCCAACATCCAGGAACACCAGGGCTTGGGTGCAGGCCGCAACGCAGCCGACGTGGCTAACACCCGCAACGCAGCTAGCGCTGTTGACGAGCTGCTTACAAACATTGCGGCTCCTGAGCAGCACTTCCTCCAGGGCGAACGTGACGCAAATGGAAATTTGCCACCGGCAACAGTTGGAAATCCAAATGCCGCCAGTTTTGAGGGTGGAGATCAAGACCAAATTAACGCGGGTATTAGGTCCAGTGGAAACCGGTCCTATGATCCAAGCACCACTCTAGGTAAAGACGATCAGGCCGACGCGCTTGGGGCGCTTCGTGCGCAGCGGGACGCAAACCTTGCGGCAAAGAAGGACCCGCAGTATCAGGCCGATCAAACGGCGTATCGCAACCTGCAGGTCCGCATGATGAACCTGGGTCTCTCGGCCGACGTGCAAATGCGAATGAACAGAGACATCGAGAAGGGACTGATCTCCCCGCAGGATGCAATGCGCATGGTCCTGATGATGGAGGCTGGAGCCAAGTCTCGTGGTCAGACCCTGCCTCAAGCTCTGCCTACCGGCGCAGCTCTTCGAAGCTCGCGTCAGGCAAACGACCTGCGCATTGGCCGCAACACAACGGACACCCAGCCCCAGCGTCAGACTGTGCCCGCAGGATTTCCGGAGCAGATGGCAGCCGAGTCCCGCTCACGAGCCCAGACCAACGAGATGGGATACCAAGCCAATCAGGGCACCTACCTGGACGCACTGGCGCGTGGCGAAATTACCCCCGAACAGTACCGCATGCTGACCGGCGGCTAAACATGAGCCAACCCAATCTGATGTACATCTCCTTCGGTGGGGGGATGCGCCTTGTCGGTGAGGACTACATCCTCCGGGAGCTTGCCGCTCTCGGCCTCACGAAGCGCGGCCTACGCCAGCTCTTCCGCAAGCTGAACGTCCCTGTCATCCACGCACCCGGCGATCGCATCCTCGTCGATCTCATTGCATTCATGTTGGCGATGCGAACCATCACCCGTCCCGGTGCACCCGACTTCTCTATGCCCGGCTCCCAGCACCGGCCCAACACACGCACATCCGTCTCCCCGCAGGAGATCATCGACTCTATCCCCGAGACCACTGAGCTCATGGAACGTGGTCGCAAGATGTTTGGCATAGTGCAACCTGGCACCTTAAGATCTGCAGCTGGCGAGGTCGTCTCGCGCCTCAAGGACACCCAAGCTCGGATCAAGAACTAATGCCCACGCCCCCTGCTGACAATCGAACTTGGGTCCTCAAGGCTGTCCAGTCCCTGATGGCCAAAGACGCCGAAGCCACAAGGATCATTGAAGCGGGTCGTGGGTCGAAGATTGGCGATCGCTACTTTGAGGGCAGTCTGATCCACGGCGGCAACGCAATTTCCGACCCCGTAATTGCACTTATGCTTCGAGATGAAGTCGGACGGGTAGCCAAAGCCTTGAAGGCAAAAGGCATTACCGATTTCACCTCGCCGGAAGCCCAAGCAGTAGCTGAGAAGATGGGCATCATGCCCACCCAGTACCTCCGCGCTGCCCGCCTCCTTGACGACAACGCAATGCTGCGTGAGGCCCTGCGACCCCCACCAGATACCTTTACGTGGGGGGAAAAGAACAAGGGCTATGTGCGCACACCCCCCGGTGAGCTGGACAAGCGAGCTCAGTTCCAGCCCGGTGGTCGTCTCATCGAGAATGCAGAGCTGGAAGCAACTATCAAGGAGGTCCTTGGCCGCGACTTTGCCAAGCGACTAAAGATTGCAAAGGGAAACCTCAAGGACATCTTCCTTACCGACAACGAGTTGGAAGCAGTCGTTGCCAAATTCCGACCGCCTCGCACGCGCGAGGAGTACATCGCCGAAGCAAAGCGTGAGGGTAGTGGTTTGGCTGGTGACGACTTGCGTTTGATGCGCGAATCTGGTTACGGCGGCACCGGCAAATACAAGCCCGTCCTTTCCAACGAGCGACCAAAGGTCTACTCGAAGTCTCTTGCTGATTACGTCACGAGCCCAAAGATAACGGTCGAGGATGGCTCGCTTTTGGTAGAGTGGGAGGGCCAAGAGCCCGTCTCGCTGATGGAAGCCCATGGGATCCTGACCAAGCTGGGTGAAACTGCAAAGACTGGGAAACAGCGTGCAAAGGCAATGGCTGCTGCTAGCGAAATCAAGGACATCCTTGGCCAAAACTCCAACACCCAGAAGAGCTTGCCTCTCCCCGAGGGCGCTTTTGAGCGCGCCGACCGTGCCGCTGCCCGTGCTGCCTCTGAACGAATTGTGGAACTGAATAATCCACACTTCCTGACCGGCTATGACGCTGAGCAGGAGCTAGCTGATCAGGTTTCAGCTGCAGAAAACATTGCACAGCGTGGAAAGAAGGCAAAAAGCAAGGCTGCTCGAGACACCGGCGGCCTCCCAGAGCCTGCGCGCGCAGTAAACCTCGAGGCTTTGCAGCGACTGATGCCTCCGCTGACCAAGAAGCAGCTTGCAGCCCTACCACCGAACGATCTTGGTAAGGTCCCTACGCAGAATGTGGTCACCGGCAGCCAGATCAAGGCGGCAGGAGAGGCAGTCTCTAAGATGCCAAGCAAGATTCGGAACGAGCGCATGCCTCGGGAAGCCGTAGTTGGAGATCCCGGTGAAAGGGGTCGTATTTTTGGTCGATCTGCTGGCAACTACAAGGCACAGGTCACGGGCAACCTGCAGACACCCTCGGTTTTTGAGGATCTGTACCCGCCAGCTGTCAAGCCGATTGAAGACCGCGTGGCCAAGCTGTTTGACAGGCTGCGAACTACAACCGGCAAGCCCCGAACCCGCCAGCAGGCCAAGGCCGAGCGCGAAACCGGCGACTACAAGCTTTCAAAGACAGGCAACCAGCAGATCTTCCAGGCAGTTGACGAAGTTCTTGAGATTGAGAAGGACATCAAGGCGGCAGTCGACAAGCAAGCCATCTCCAAGGATGTCGGCGAGTCCCTGTTGAACCGGATGATGCACCGACTGGTCATCAGCGGCCAAGCCGACGGTGTGCTCCGGGTGCTGGCCCTGCGAAAGGGCATTCCCGTACAGCAGTTCAAGAAGATTAAGCTGATTCCGCAGCCCAAGCCTGATGAGCGACGCCCAATCCAGGAGCGACTCCCCCCCAAGAGGCCAGTGTCCATGGTCCTTGAGCGTCCCGCCCCTACGCCCTCCCTGAAATCAAAGAGTGGGGCTAGGAAGCCGCGCAAGATTGAGGAATACGAAAAGACCTTTGCCCCTCAAACTTGGAGGCCAAGGTCTGTGCCAATGACCGGCACAAGCCAGCCCAACAACTTTGCCCGTCCGGGTGAAGCTCCTCGCCCAGTGGGTACCGGTATTACTACGGAAGAACTTGAGAGGATTCGTGAGATCACGACCATGACTCCGGAACTTCGGCGAGAGCTTTTGAAGTGGGGCATCAACCCTGACGTCCCACTTCCCCCCGTAAACGCAGGCAGTAAGGAAGAAAATCCGTTGACTGCAATGATGCGTGCTATGGCAAGGAGTCGTGCAACGGGTAGTATTGCCCCACCTGCGCCCGAACCGCCAAGGACCAAGGCCAAGCGAAAAAATGCCCCCCGCACTGCCTGACCCCAAGAAACCGACAGACCCGCTGACCTCGTTCTTCCAGAGCGAATCCGTGGGGGGCGCGCTCAGAGCATCGGGCTTTGACATTCATGAGGAAATGGAGACACTGGTCCGACATTTCCGCGATACAGACCCTAACATCTCACTTCGAGCCCACTCCCGGCTCCGTCACGTGATCAGGGAGGTCGCACAGGCTTCTGGTCTGATTCAGAAGCAATCCGCTGAAGCGATTGAGACGCATGACGGACGCAAGGTAAAGGTCTCCTTCGAGACCTCCAAGCTGGTGTCCAAGATTCAGGAGAACGTACATGGCATCGTCGACCAAGACCGTCCAGAGTTCGCAAGCACCTACCTCCCCGCAGCCACAGATTCCCCACACGCCGGAAGACCCAATCCTGGTGCAGGCGATCCAGCAGATCGAAGCGATGGACGACATGCAGATGGCTCGAGCAGCGGGCCAGGTGTTGTACGATCTGGCGATCCAGGACCCAGTGATCTCGATTGCGAGCCCGGAGATTCTGGGGATGATCTTGAAGACGACGCTTCGTGACGACAACGGAAAGCTGTTCCCCGAGTACTATCCTCTGCTGAAGCAGTACCTGTCTCACTCGATGGTTGCCCGAGATCCCCGCCTCGTTGCGGTGGCCATCACGCGCATCATCACCGTCCAGCTGTACGCAGCCGGAAAGCTGAAGAATGCAGATCAAGCGAATACCGCAACCGCCTGAGAATCCGCTTTACCCGCTGCCTGCTGACTACGACACGTTGACCGATGAGGGCCAGCGGCTTGCTCGTATCAATGCAACGCGGCAGTGGCTTCTCCCTTCGACTGACCTGAGGCAGAGGGCCATTGATTTCATTTCCTCACTCCGTTTCTTCGAGGCTTGGTATCTATGGCCGGACCCCGATACGGATTTCAATCCTTTGTTCTTCGACGACACCCCAGTGGCGACTCCGAAGGGCCACGTTTCAATCTACAAGGAATGGGCGACATCTCGATCAAGCATTGCCGTGGCCCCTCGTGGTTACGCGAAGAGCAACTGCATCCGCAAGTCGATCTTGCTGCAGATGCTCACCCGACCGGCCTTCTCCTTTATCTACGCTACGAGCTCGCACGACAACGCGCAGCAGACGAGCCAGATCATCAAGAGTCAGTTCACGGACAACTCGCGTATCTTCGACGACTTTTCGCCTGAGTTCCCCGACGGTCGCATTGTCCCCCGTCGTGGCGAAGCCAGCTTCGGTCTTGAAATGATGTACCTGAAGAACGGGTCGTGGCTCCGGGCCATCTCCGCATCCAGCAAGCAGCGCGGCGGTCGACCACGTTGCTACATCCTTGACGACCCTGAGTACGATCCCAAGGCATCGACTTCGATGGCGGTACTCCGCGACTACGTGGAGAATCTGCTGTTCAAGATCGTGCTGCCCATGCTCACCCGCCCCGACACCTCTGTGCGGTGGCTGGCTACCTTCGTCAGCCGGCGTCACTATGCGTGGCATGCCATGCAGACCGAGCAGACGCCCAGTGGCCCGCGCGCACGAGATCCGCGCTTTGAGTTCTGGTCACGCATGCTTCTTGACTCGGAGTACGAAAAAGACGGAAAGCTCCACTCCTGTTGGCCCGAGATGTGGCCCCTCAACCGTGCAGACAAACTTGCGCGACCAGATCTTGCGAACCGCATTTCCCTTGAGGAAATCAAAGAACGAATCGGTAATGCTGTCTATCTGGCTGAGTATCGCGGTCGACCCGGTGAGAGCGGTGAGAACTTCTTCCCGCCCCTCGTCCGTGAGAACCACGGGTGGTGGATTGAGGACCCGGATCCGTCCTTCGACACTGACCCGGTGACCTCCGATACTAAGATCGCGTGGGGGGAGAAAACCGGAATCAAGGTGATGCCCATCAAGGACTTCCTCTTGAATTCCCTCACCTTCATGGCTGTCGATACGTCGTATACTCATGGTCCTGACTCGGATTATAAGGTAGCAGTTGTCATGGCGGTTAACAGTGACAACTGCCTTTTTGTTTTAGATATGTGGGCAGGCCAGGTCCCCGAGGACCAGCTGATCCGAAACGTCTTCCGCCTAGCTGACAAGTGGAAGGTCCCGTCCATCCACCCCGAGGTGGTCCGCGAGTCAGTCAACCTGTACCAGCAACTTGAAACCCTGGTCCGCCAGCGGGCTACCGAGATTACCGGCACATCCCACATGCCTCGAATCATGCCCCTCAAGGTGGGCATGGTCCAGAAGGAAGCCAAGATCTCCGGCCTCCTGTTCCGCTTCGAGCACGGACTCCTGAAGCTCCCCATGTGGAAGCGCATGGACAAGCCGTGGCGGGACCTGTTTGACCAGTTGGAGCAGTTCAACCCCGAGGCGCGTGACGGCGGCCTTTCGCACGACGACCATATCGACGCGGTGGCCATGTCCTCCATGATCCTGAAGTTCCGCCTGCCCAAACGGGGCTTGGGTATCGAGGCGGTAAAGTCCCCCCTCGAGCGGTTGAAGGACGGGGAACGACAGGACAACGGGGTGGCCCTGCTGTCCATGATTGACTGGAACAAACTTCCAAGTGAAGATGTGCTTGATATCCTAAGGCCAGAGGAGCATACGAATGACGGCGAGACCAGAGTCTGATTCCCAGTACGTCACCATCCCCTACTTCCTGTATGAAGCGATGGCTCGTGTGTACTACGGACGGGCCAATGGTGACTTTCCCGTGACGCGCCCTATCGCATCGGAGATCCCGGACCCCAAGTTTACGGGCAACTTCACGATGGTTGACGACGACATCCCACCAACTTGGAAGCCGCAGGGCGCAGCCCAAAGGACACCCAGTGAACACCCGAAGCCCGCTAAGTCTCCCAAGTAAGCCCGCCGATATTGCCAAGTTCATGCGCATGCACGTGGACCGTGAGCGTGTGCGCTACAACTATCGCCGCTCTATCTGGTTGCTGGCGTGGCACTACTTGAACGGCGCTCGACGCTTTGACGTCTTTGACCCGCTTACCGGCCGCCTCTCTCCCCACTATCTGGACCGCGAAGGCAACATGGAGTTCCAGTCGCAGGACCTTCTTTCCATCATCGACCGGACTGTGGCGCGTATTGCCACCATGGATCTGCGTCCCAAGATCATGCGCCAGGGCACTAGCCTGCGCATGATCCGCGAGCGTTCCAGTGCTCAGATCATTGCCGACTCGCTGGTCTCTGACCACCAGCTGTCGCAGGTCACCTCCGACTTTGCCCACATCTTTGCAACCCTCGGTTGCTGCGGAATCATGGGACACCTCACCGATGTCCCCACCGTCGGCCTTACTGCCGATCTTGAAGTGGTACACCCCCGTGAGGTGTTCCCATTCCCCGCTCTGCACCAGGATCACACCAAGCAGAGCGGCATCATCCGCCAGCGCGTGGTACCCATCGACCTGCTTGCCTCAAAGTTCGGCAAGATCTCGGCGAAGAAGAAGGACCAGATGGAGTGGTGGAAGGTTGACCACGGCGACGTGACCACCGACCTTGGCCTTGACGAGCCCGGCTCGTACATGCGCAACCCCTTCAACAACAGTGGCATTACGACTGGCGCCTCCGAAGGCACTGACGTGGTAAACGAAGT